ATCTGGAGAGATGACGATGGCCTTCCAACTGGAGGAGGCCCTGCGGCGGTTTCCCCTGCCGGAGGGTCAAACGGACATGACGGTCAACCGTCGGCAGTGCGCGACCGCGCTGGACGTGTCGGAACCGATGATCACGCGGTATCTGGAACAGGGGCTGCCGGTGCTGAGCCGCGGCTCGAACGGGCAGGCTTACGAGTTCCGGTTGTCCGAGGTCTATGCCTGGAAGATGCACCGCGATGCCGAGGCGCGGAAACAGGACGAGGCGGCAGAGCGGGCGGCGATGCAGATGCGGCTCCTGTTCCGGAACGAGGACGAGGACGCGGAAGCGGCGGGCGTGCTGACGGCCACCGAGATCGCGCAGGAGGCCGATGCCGACTACAAGCGGAACAAGGCGGCCGAGCTGCGGGGCGAGCTGACGCGGGTCGGCCGGGTTCGGGAAGTCTTCGAGGATGTTCTGGTCGAGTTTCGCAACCAGGTCACGACGCTGGTGGACTTCGCGGAGATGGAGTTCAGCCTGAAACCCGACCAGGTCGAGAAGATGCAGCGGCGGTGCGATGCGGCGCTGGTCGCGGCGCGACAGAACCTGGACCGGTCCTATCCGGCCTCGGTCGAGCGGATCGACCGCGCAGGGCGTGACGCCTGATGGTCCAGCTTTCGGACGGGCGGATCGGCCAGCGGCTGCAGTTTGCGCCGCTGCCGCCCCTGATGACGGCGCAGGAGATCCTCGCGGATTGCCTGCCGGTGCTGGATCCGCCCAGTCGCGTGTCGCCCACCGAGGCGGCCGAACGCTATGTCCGGGTCCAGGTGCAGGGTGCGTGGCAGAATTTCGACCGCAGCCTGACGCCCTACATGGTCGAACCGACCGACATGACGCAGTCGCGTCTCTGGAAAGGTGTCGGTTTCGTCGGGCCGTCGCAAAGTGGCAAGACCAAGATGCTGGAAACCGTGGCCTTCCACGCGGTGACCTGCGACCAGCGCCCGGTGCTGATCGTGCACATGACGAAAGGCGACCGGGACAAATGGGTCGAGGAAAAGCTCGACCCGACGCTGCTGAACAGCCCGGAGCTTTACGACCGTCTGGGCAAGGCGCGCGATGACAGCACGTTTTCCCGGAAACGCTTCCGGGGAATGCGGCTGACGATCGGCTATCCGACACCCACGATCCTGTCGGGCGGATCCTATGGCATGGTGCTGCTGACCGATGTCGATCACATGCCGCTGGTGCTGGGCGGCAAGGACAACCCGGAAGGATCACCGATCCGGATGGCGCTGCGACGGATCCGAAGCTTCCTGAGCCGGGGGTGCGTTCTGGCGGAAGGTAGCCCGGCCTGGCCGGTGCTGGATCCAAGCTGGCACCCGTCGAAGGACCGGCCCCACGAGATGCCGCCCGTCGCTGGCGGCATGGTGGTCTTCTATAATGAGGGCACGCGGGGCCGCTGGTACTGGGAATGCCCGGACTGCGGCGGTGAATTCGAGCCGCGTTTCGACCGGCTGGTCTACGACGAAAGCCTCGATCCCGGGGCTGCAGGCGAGACGGCGGAAATGGCCTGCCCGCATTGCGGCAGTCTTCTGGGGCACCGGCACAAGAACGAGATGAACGCCCGCGCTCTGGCGGGCAAGGGTGGCTGGCGGCATGAAGGCCGGGCGCCGGGCAAGATCGTGGCCATGGGCGACGCGGAGATCCGCCAGACGGAGGTCGCGAGCTATGCCCTGAACGGGGCGGCGGCGCGGTTTTCGACGTGGTCGGAACAGGTCGCGGAATTCGAGAATGCGCGGCGGCGCGCGGAAACGCTGGGCGACGATGCCGATCTGGCGACGTGCCACTACACCACGATCGGCGTCCCGCATTGCCGATTGAAGAAGGATGACGCGGATGCGCTGGGGATCCAGTTCCTGAAGGATCACGCGCAACCGGCCGAGAAGGGGATCGCGCCCGAATGGACGCGGTTCATCACCATCACGGTGGACGTGCAGAAGGGATGGTTCCCGGTGCAGGTCACGGCATGGGGCGAACACGGGCGGTCGCAGGTGGTCGACCGGATCGACCTGACGCAGCCGCCGGCCGATGCGCCGAACGCGGCGCCGGATCCGGACGGCAACCAGAGGCGGCTCGATCCGGCCCGGTATCTGGAGGACTGGGACGTCCTGAAGCCGCTGGCGGACCGGGTGATCCCGGTTGCGGGCGCGGGGTACGGGCTGAGCGCGATCGCGGTTGCGGTGGATTTCCAGGGGGAGCCGGGGGTTTCGGACAATGCCGAGGCCTTCCTGCTGGCGCGGCGGCGCGAGCAGCAGGGGCACCGGTGGCGGCTGACCCGCGGGCAGGGCGGATGGAAGACACCGTTCCGGATCAAGTACGAGGCGCCGGACCGCGCCTCGAACGGCAAGCGGGCCCGCCCGATCAAGCTGCTGACCATGGCGACGGACCGGCTGAAGGACACGCTGGAAGCGTCGCTCCTGAGAGCATCCGGGGGCGCGGGGGCGATGTTCTTGCCGGACTGGATGACCGGCAACGAGGCGCAGCTTGGCGAATACGTGGCCGAGGAACGGCTGGCCACGGGTTGGGAGAAGAAGGCGGGGCAGGTCCGGAACGAAGGCACGGACCTGTCGGTCCAGGCGCGGGCGCTGGCGGAACACAAAGGGATGCTGACCCTCGACTGGGACCGTCCCCTGACCTGGGCCATCGGCGGCCCGCAGAATGTCAATGCTGTGCCCCTTGGGGACGGCGGCAAACCGGAACCGGAGCGGGCGCAATCGGCGAAGCCTGAGCGGCCCCGGACCATCAATTTCCTGAAGAGGTAGATCATGGCCTACAGCCAGGCGCAGGTGGATGACCTTCGCGCGGCCATCGCCCGCGGTGCGACGCGGGTTCGGATGGGCGACGAGGAAGTACAGTTCGCATCCCTTGCGGAGATGCGCCGCCAGCTGCGCGAAATGGAAGCAGAAATGCTGGGCGCGCCCGTCTCCGGCCCGGTCGTCAGCTACGCGAAGGCGTCGCGGGGGCTCTGATGGCGAACCTGATCGACCGGGCGATCCTGGCGGTGTCGCCGGTGCGCGCCGCGCGGCGGCTGGCGGCACGTGCCAAGGCGCAGACGCTCATGAACTACGACGCTGCCACGCGGGGCCGTCGCGCCCACGGGTGGAAGGCGCCGGGCACGGATGCCGACACCGCGGCCGGTGCCAGCCGGGCGCGGCTGCGGAACCTGTCGCGCGACATGATCCGCAACCGGTCGCTGGCGGTCCGCGGGCAGGCGGTGGTCACGGGCAACGTTGTGGGCACGGGCATCATGCCGTCGGTTCGGGCCGAGACCCCGGACGCCGCGCAGGAAGCGATGGATGTCATCCGCGACCACCTTCTGACGCCCGCCCTCGATGCCTATGGCGTGGAGGCGTTGCCGGGCCTGCAACGGCAGGTGATGAATGCGGTCTTTTCGGATGGTGAGGTCCTGCTCCGGCGGCGGATGCGGGATCTGCGCTACGAACCGGATCTGCGTCTGCCGTTCCAGGTACAGGTGATGGAAGCGGATTACCTCGACGAGAGTATCACCGGCCACGGGCAGAACGAGGTGGTCGAGGGGATCGAATACGGGCCGACCGGCCGCGCCGTGGCCTATCACCTCTATGACATGCACCCGGGCGACGGTCTGCACCTGAAGGGCAAGCGGTTCACCAGCACCCGGGTGCCTGCGCAGCAGATCCTGCATATCCGCCGGATCGACCGGCCAGGCCAGATGCGCGGTGTTCCGTGGCTTGCACCGGTCATGATGACCATTGGCGAGCTGAGCGACTATCAGGAGGCGCAGATCCTGAAGCAGAAGATCGCGTCGCTCCTGGCCTTCTTCGTCGAGGCAGGCGACGACGGTCAGGTCTTCGACGGGGCGAAACTGGAAGAGGTGGCGCCGGGCGCGATCGTTGGCCTGTCGCTGGGCCAGAAGGTGACGCCGTCGGCGCCGCCGAAGGTCGATGAGTATCCCGATTTCATGCGCGAAGGTGTGCGGGTGATCGCGACCGGGCTGGGGCTGACCTATGAAAGTTTCGGCGACCTGACGGGGGTCAATTTCAGTTCCGGCCGGATGGGCCGGATGGAAATGGACCGGTTCATCCAGATCTGGCAGCAGCAGCTGATCATCGGGCAGATGTGCGAAGGTATCGCGCGCTGGACGCTGGACAGCTGGCGGCTGGTGCAGATGTCGCAACATCTGCCGCCGCCGCCGAAGGGGCTCGACTGGACGCCGCCGCGGCGCCCGCTGATCGACCCGTCGAAAGAG